ATGGCAAAGGCGAGTACGCGCAGGTAGGCGATGTGGGTGGCGGATTTTTTAGTGAGCATGGTGGGGGTTTTGGCTTACTAATTGGATGTATTTACTTCCTTTTTCACTTTTCTTTACATATTTAACGACAACATTTTCCTCATCTCCGTCTAAAGAAAAACCTAATATATACATTTCTCCAAAGAAAATATGATCCATATTAAGAGGTATCTCTTTATATAGAATAATATCTCCCGATTTTAAAAGAGGATACATACTATCTCCAGTAACAAAAATAGCTCCATCACAAATAGGAGCGTTTGGTATCCTTATAGTATCAAGTAGATTTTGTGATTTATCCCCATTAAAGAAACCTGATAATCCTGCCGTTGCTTCATAATCATATAAAGGAATTTCTTGAATTTCAGCAATAGAATCACGAGTTTTTCGATTTCCTTTAATGATTGTTACTTCGGGCTCTTGATTTTCATGTTCCGATTTCAGCATTTCTCCACGACCAGTAAGAAACCATTCTGGGCTTAAATCTTCATATGTATATAGAATTTTTTCAATAGTATCAGAATTAAGACCTCCATTTTTTTTCTTAGATTTACTCAATAAACCTACAGAAAGCCCCGCTTCTACAGTAACTCTATTTGGATTTAACTGCTTGAAATCCATATACTTCTCTAATCTTTCTATAATATTCATATCTTTACATTGAAAAAAATCAATAATTTATTTTGTTATATTGAAAAAAGTCAATAACTTTGCATCGTTAAACGAAACAAAATAACGAATGCACAAAGGTATAAAAATTCCTCGAAAATTCAATCCCTTAGTGGTTGAAAAATTATCTGTAAAGTTTGGGTTATCAAAAACTTATATACGCCAGTGCCTAAACAAAACACGAAACAGCGAAACGGCTGATACTATTTGTAAAGAGTACAAAAAGTATGAAAAAGAAATCAACAACGTTTTAAATGATTCATTATGAACCTAAACAATAGAATATGAAAATAGGAGACCAAGTAAAGATAAGCCAATACACTACAGACCCCGCAAAGCAACAAGGGAACATCGGTACAGTGATAGGGATTTATCCCGAAGACGAAATGACTACTATAGTAAGAGTAGAGTTTGTAACAGATAAGGGTGAGAAATTCTCCGCCCTATATGATATGGACTGCTTAATTCCTGTAAGTGAGGACGATTTAGACGATTAATTAAAAAATAGAATATGAGAAAGTTAATACAAAAAATACTAAAAAAGCAGGTGATACACCATATCAATAAGGATTGGAGCCACCAAGTGATAGAGACAAAAGAAACCCTCTTCGGGATAGTAGTCAAAAGAGAATTGAGAACAGAGTTAATGTAAGTTAGAGGACAAACAGAATGTTTGTGCTACTAAGAAAGAAAAAATAGAACATACAAATATAATTAATTAGAAATCCCTAAATCAGTAGGACTGACTGCTAAGGCTGGCGAAGCGAAATCGCATTAGGGAGCAAAGGCAAAAGCCAAAAAAAAATACACAAATGTACGCATACAAAGAAAACATATTATCCATACCTGCGCGACTCCTATATGAAGACTGGGGGGTAATGAGCTATGACTACTACAAGAAACTATGTAGCCGTGGTAAGCTCATCACTACCCAACCAGGGAAAGGATTAGGTAACGAAGCGTGGGTGTCCTTCCACGAATTGCCTGTGGTGAAAGGGGTTAATATTAAGGAATTTTGTGTAAGAATGTTGGGAAAGCCCGAAGATAGTAAAATCTTACAGAATAACCTTGAACCTCTCTTGGTACCCGACTTGGAAGCTATTAACTTCTTTTCAAGTCACCGCAAGCCCAATGGAAAGCCCCTAAAGATAGAAGAGCAACGGGAAAAAGCTACTTCGGCTATGATTTTAAATGCTATTGAAAGCCTCTTTAAAGGGCGTATCAAAAACCCGCTTTACAAAGGAAAAAAGGTGGAGATATGGAAGAATATTAGCGAGGCTGTCAATACCCTTAACCCCGAACGCTGGCACTTTGACCTGCCGAATAACCCAAGAAGCCTGCAACGCAAATATAATCAATACCTAAGTGAGGGCTATTATGCCTTCATTCATAAGGGCGAGGGATCTGGTAACGCCAAGGTTGTAACGGAAGTAATGGAAAGGCTCTTTATCTCTATCTGTTGTATGCCTAACAAACCCTATATGAGTTCGGTGTATGATATTTATAGGCAGTTCCTTTATGGTGAGATAGAAATATTTGATAAAGCCACTGGTGAACTTTTCAATGTGGAGCAGGACTTTTGCGACGAACACGGAAACATCTTAGAAGTCTCTGAAAGCACCGTGAAACTATGGCTAAACAAGCCCGAAAATCAGTTGGTTATCAAAAAAGCACGCAATGGAGAATATGACTTTAGCCACAAGGAACGTCCGCACGTTAATCGCCACGCACCGCTTTACTCTATGAGTAAGATTACCTTGGATGACCGCGACCTAATGCATACCAAGCTACCTAATGGAGATAAAGTAATGGCCTACTATGCTTATGATGTGATGAGCACAGCCCTAATTGGTATTGCTCATAGTAAAAAGAAAGACAACGAATTATTCTTGGACTGCTTCCGCTCTATGTTTCGCTTTACGGCTCAATATGGCTTAGGCACCCCAATGCAGATAGAAGTAGAGCGACACCTTACGGGCGAACATGTGGAGGGCTTACTCAAAGCTAATAACATTTTCCCATTCGTGAGATTCTGTAATCCTACCAATTCGCAAGAGAAGTATGCCGAGACCATGATACGAGGTAAGAAGTATGGGATAGAGAAAGACAGACACCAAAATGTAGGGCGACACTATGCACGACGAGACAGCAACCGCGTAACTACCCAAAAGATATTTGACGAGTTCAACGACAATTACAAAGATGCTAAAGCCCCTTATGAGGATATAGTAGCAATGGAATTGGAAGAGCAAACCCTCTATAACAATCAGCTACACCCCGACCAAGAGCGGTTCCCTGGAAAGACACGTTTGCAGGTATTTTTAGAAAATGTAAATCCGAACCTACCGAAACTCAACCGAGCCCTCTTGGCGCAATATATAGGCAGATGTGTGCCTACTACTATACGCAGGAACCAATATGTAACAGTGCAATATCAAAAGTACCAATTGCCCAACCCACAAGTTATCTCCTTGCTTTCCTCCTATGAGGTGCAGGCCTATTACTTACCCAATGAGGAGGGCGTAGAGGAGGTGTATTTGTATCAGGAAAACCAATTCCTCTGTGAGTGCAAGCGCCTTAAATCCTTTAACCGAGCCAATGCCGAATGGACAGAAGAGGACAAGGAGATATACCAAGAGCAAATGCATTACATCAAGCAGTTTGACCAATATACCAAAGAAAAAACCACTGAAAAGCTCTCAAAGGTAGGCACACTTTCGGTGGAGAAAAAGACACAAAAAGTAGCCGCTTCCGCCCCTATTGTAGCCTATGAGGATCAACCCACTACTAACTACAAAGAGTATCAGAAAACTAAAACAGAAATGATTAATAAAGCCTTATTAGACCTATGATCACAACAGCATTAAAAGAAAAAATCATTTTGGCGATTGCCGAAAACAGAAAGAATTACCAATCCGACAGCAAGCACGCACAGAGCTTGGGGATTAATACGGCACAGTACAGCCGTATCAAGAAAGGCGAATTGGAGGGTGTGCTTAGCGATGCCAATTGGGTCAGCATAGCCCGCAGGCTCCAAGTACAACTTAAGGATGAACGCCCTTGGGTCACTGTGGAGACAGAGACTTTCCAATACATCTACCTACAACTTTCGACCTGTCAAGCTCGCTCCATCTCGGCTATTCTATGTGATAGGGCAGGAATTGGCAAGACACACACTGCCAAAGTGTATGTGAGCAAGAACAAAAATGCAGTGTATATAGACTGCTCGCAAGTGAAGACCAAACAGAAGCTCATTCGCAAGATTGCTCAAGAATTTGGTATTGCCCACACGGGGCGTTATGCCGATGTATATGAGGACTTGGTTTTTTATGTAAAACAATTGGAAAACCCGCTTATCATCTTGGACGAGGCTGGAGACTTGGAGTACCACGCCTTCCTTGAACTCAAGAGCCTATGGAACGCTACCGAGTACGCTTGTGGGTGGTATATGATGGGTGCCGACGGATTGCAGGCAAAGATAGACCGCAATGTGGACATCAAAAAGGTAGGGTATGCAGAGATATTTGACCGTTACGGCTCGAAATACAGCCGTGTAAGTCCTGCCCAAGACAACGAAGCAATTACGGCTTTCCTCTTGGGACAAATAGCCCAGATAGGCGAAGCAAATGGCTCTACCCTTACCCCCGAACAGCTCTTTGCGCGTACCAAGGGAAGCCTTAGAAAAGTACGTACAGAAATAGAAAAAGTGCGAGCCGCAGAGGCGATTGGGTAACACCCGCAAACATTTTAATCAATGAGTAAAAAGTGATGATAGTAGAAAACGATACAGAGAAAGCAGTAATACCAAGGGCTTACACCTATGAGGACTTGGCGAGAAAGAAATATAAGACATTGCCTCTGAAAGGGGGATGGAAAGAACACTTAGGGGAGATAGAGCGAGCGGGAAGTATCCTTATCTATGGGGATTCGGGACATGGCAAGACAACTTATGCACTGCAATTAATGCGAGAGTTATGCCAGGGAGAAAAGGTATTATACAATTCCATGGAGGAGTGTGGGAGCCTTTCGCTACTTACTAACTTGGAGCGTACAGGGCTTAAACAGTACAAAAATAGATATTTGGTGTGTGGAGAGCCTTTGGACAAGCTTATACAACGCCTTAGTCGCCCACAACAACCTAAGATAGTATTTATAGACAGCGTGCAGGCTTGTTTTAGAGGACAAAAGGCGGCAGCTTATCACGAACTTATTCGGCAATTTCCTCAAACCCTCTTTATCGGAATTTCACAAATGAGTAAGGGAATGCCCAAGGGAGCTGTAGCGGAGGAGTTTTATTGGTTTTGCCAAAATAGAGTATTAGTGAAAGACTTCAAGGCTTATATAGACAAAACTCGTACAGGAGGTAATGAATTAGAGCCTTACATCATATCTGAAAGCAAAGCGGGAGAAAGAGAGTTAAAAATGATTAGATAAAAGAATATGGAAACTATAGAGAAAAAAGCATTCAGGGACTGCCTACTTTATTACTTAGATTGTAGTTATTGGACATACGAGCAATTACAATGGATGTACTTTGAAAAATGGTGTGAGCGGGCGTATCAACAGAGAAGGACTGTAGTGGGGCAAAGAATACTAATGAAGAACGACCACTTGCTGAATTGGTTCGCTAATCAGTGGGAGGTGTATGTAGAGGGCGAAATAGCTAAGTATTATGGCCAGTCACTTATGGAGGGGGTATTTGAACGAGAGGATGTAGAGCTGATGATAGAGTTACAGATGGAGAATATTTACCTGCTTTATCCCAAAATATTACTGAAAATGATAGATAAGAGCGAGAAACAAAAAATAATAGTACAATGAAACAGCTATATATGGACGTACTAAGGCTGGATAACTTCTTACAAGCCTTAACAGCACAAGAGCGGATAATGATACACCAGTATCACGCTGGATATAGGACCAGTGTACCAATAGTGGCACTAATCATCTACGAATGGATACAGGAAAAACATTGGAAATCTCCTTCCCTTCGTTATAATTCAGATAGAGAATTAATTTGGTACAATCAGGATACGAAAAATTGGGAACCCATAGAGACCCATAAATTATATAGAGCAAAAGTAGAACGATAATTAAAAAAAAGAAATATAATGAGTTTAGATTTAACAAAGTTGAGTGCAGAAGAGCGCGCCTCTCTTATTGCACAGGCGAAAGAATTAGACGCTAAGGAAAAAGTGGAAAAACAAAAAGCTTACGAGTCAATGAAAGCTGATGCGATCACGAGCCTTATCACCGTAGCTAAGGATATTAACCAAGAGCTTACAGAGTTCAAACGGCATTCTTTCGAGACGATGGACGCCCTACACGAGCTACTGAAAGAGTACAGCGGGCGACACGCTGATGGCAAAGGAAACTTTAAGATTGAGTTTGAAAACTTCAAGGTGGAGTACAACAAGCAGGGTAAAGGCTCCTATGACGAGCGAGCCACTGAGGCGGAAAAGTATATCTTTGACTTCATAGAGAGTCGCTACTCCGGAGATGAAGGGACTAAGGAATTTATCCTCTCGTTATTAGAGCGTAAAAAAGGAGAACTTGACCCCGATAACATACAGAAGCTCTACAAGTATGAGAGCAAGTTTGCCGACCCGAATTTTTCTAAGGCTTGTGAGCTATTCCGTGAATCCTACCAATATAACCACTCCAAGGATTATATCCGATTCTACGAGAAAGATGAGCACGGCAAGTGGCAGAATATATTGTTGCAATTTTCAGCAATCTAAGGAGATACACCACAAGCAGAATGCTTGATACAGCAAAATTATCTTCTTTTAATTCCCCCTCTGATAAAAAGAGGGGGAGTAGAAATAAA